AGAAGTTTCTTCATTAAGACAAATATGCCTTATTCCTTTTTATCTTACTAACTCCTGATTGATGGATGTCAAACTTCTCAGATATTGCTTGCTGAGATACACCCTCTTTCAAAAGCCTCTTTATTTCATTGACATCAAATTTAGTTAATTTACTATTGGCGTGTTTACAGCCTTTTGGTTGACTTTTTAATCCCGTTTTGTATGCGTGTTTTTGATTTTCGGAAGCTGTCGCCCATTCTAAATTGCTTATTTGGTTATTGCTTTTGTTCCCGTCTTTGTGATTCACGAAGGGCTTGTTTTCAGGGTTTGGTATAAACTCCAAGGCAACACACCTATGTGCTTTCAATACTTTCTTTTTGCCGTCCACAAAGGCACGAAAATGCTTATATCCCTGACTGTTAGGAGAGCATGACAAAACCTTACCGTGAATATAGTTTCCTAGTTTATTCAACCTTCCAACCGAACGAACCTCTCCATAGTTGTTTACTTCATAATACCCACTACAACCACTAATAGGCTTCCAAATTATTGTATCTTTCTGCATACACAAAGGTAATATAAAATACGCAATAAAAAAACAGGGCTATTAAAACCCTGTCTTTAATTCAAATGCTTGATTATCAACTACTTACTAGGGAGTTTCTAAGTCTGAGGCCGCAGTTGCAAAGTCTCCGTAGACGAATGCACTTCTGTTGTTATTTCTAACAACTAATGCACCTCTCCACTCAGCGCGAATAGTCTTGAAGTTCTTAGTGAAGTCATCGCTATCGTAACCGATTTCGATAGACATACCCTCTCTTTGCCACAGCTCGGCTTTAGAGAAGTCACCAATCAAGAACTCAGTCTCAGTGACCAAAGTAGTCGGGATAACAGGAACACCGTCAACCATAAGGTTTTGACCAGCATCCAATACTCGCCCGACATAACGCTTGTCAGTAGCAGACAATTTCTCGAACTTCAATGCAGTAACATCCGTTGGATGCATCAAAATTGCGTTAGGCTCAGCGTTACCCTCTTGAGCAACCCTGATTTGGTTCATTGCCACAGCAAGAACATCCACGTTGTTTGCATTGTCAATCGCACCAGCAAAGCTACCAGCGGCAAATGCAGAAGCAACAGTTGTCAAACCACGAAGGTTAGCACCAGTAGCGTCGTCATCATATACGCCATCCTCGATAGAAAGAGATAACTCTCTCATCAACTCGTTGTTGATTTCCTGAGAAACAATAGAGCCTTTAGCTAACATCTCGTCAGTGACTTTGATATAAGCAGTTTTCTTCTTGATGTCCTCAGAACCAACTACCCACTCGAAGTCGATTTGGTTCTTAGCAGCACCCTCAGCAGTAGAGCCAGCAGCTCCATCCTTGTTCGCTTGATAAACCCACTCAACTTTGTCGCTAGAAGTAGAACCTCTACTAACCAAGTCCATGAGTCGGATGCTACGAGTTGGAACAGCATTGAGGCCAGCTAGACGCTGTGCCTGTGGGATATCACCAGAAGTGATATTTGAGGACGTAACATCAGCAGGTGCTTTAATGTTCAACTTGATTCCTTTTCTTGAGCCGTCAATCAACTCACCGAAGGCATCTTTGTGTGCCTCAATTTGCTCGTTAACTTCTTGAGCGAAAGTCTTAGACTTAATAGCCTGTCCTTCCTTAGAAGTTTTCTTAGCCTCGACCTCCATAGCAGAGAGTCGCACATCCAATTCTTTAGCCTGCTCCTCGTTGGCAGACTTAATTTCCTCTAGTAATGATTTTACTTCTCCTTTGAAGTTCACATTTCCTTCTTCAACTAGAGACTTAACTTTACCCAAGAGTTCTTCTTGGAGTTCTTTCACGTTTTCCATAATTCTTAAATGTTGTCTAAAAGATATTTAACAATGTCCTTAGCGTTGTCAGCCTTTTCCAGAGTTGGCTGAGTGACTTCTTTTGTCGGCTCAGTAACTTTTAGCCCTTCCATAGTAGCTAGTTGCTTTAAGGATTTTAATTCAAATTCAATAGCCAAACCTAGTTCATCACTAATGTTCGACTTGATAAGTTTTTCAAGGTTATTAAACCTTTCTGTTAGCCACTCATTCCTTAGCTTATTAGCATCCTCGATGGACTTAACTCCCTCGATTAATGCCAAGGGGTTGGCGGCTAGAGTGACGGCACTTATTTCGTAGAGTTTAACCTCCTTTATTCTGTTAACCTTCTCTACTTGGTCATATTGCTCCTTGACCGTCCTAAAACCAACAGAGTTTTCAGAGATAACGCCTGCTTTTATCATTTCAAAAACATCCTTACCTAGTCGTGTTTTAATAGCTATCTCAGCCACAAACTCTAAGGCACTATCTGTTTCATTCAACTCAGTCATCTTGCCAATAGGCTTGTCCAACCTGTGTTGATAGAGGTACTTGATGCGGTTTCTGTTCTCTTGTATTGTTTTAGAATAAGCACCCTTCTCGATAATATCACCATCGCTGTCTATATTGCCAAAGACACTCCCTAAGCCCTTAACAATCCCTTTCGAGTCGTCAACGTCTAGTAGCCCTTCTGCGCTCTTATAGAGGATGCTTGTATTGCCATTACTCATAGAGGCAAAGATAATGCAAATAATTCTTGCGTTTTTTAAGGGCACTTTGTAGATTTGTTTATCGGTAGTGGTGGTGTATGGAATGTCACTCATTAACCATATTGCTTGCGACAACGCATGATTTATCATTCACAACGGACGAGTGTATGGTGCGTAGCAACCTAAAAAGCACAAAAAATTGAATAATAATTAAACTTAATAGATATGTACGACCTTAAAAATAGCACTAAACTAAGCGATGCACTATACACATTGTTGTGCGTAGTTAGATTATTCGCTTTTCTACCACTTATATTAATTGGTGCTGCTTCAATCCCGTTAATGTGGATTCTTGGTATAACTGAACCATTTGGTGTGTGGACTAAAATAAATGAAATGGTTGTGTTTGATGTCAACGACTAATTACACACAACACAAAGCTAAACGCCCGTACTTGTATGGCGTCTTAGCGACTGTTATCGAGCGTTTTAATGCTCGAAATGGATAGTTCTTCTACAATATTAATCTATTAGAACCAACGGATTGACCACCGCCAACCCTAGGGACAATCATGCTTCTGCACCTACATCGGATTACCTCGCCAGCTACGTTCCCACCAAACGCTTGAGGGTCAGCAGGGAACATCATGAAAGTGTCTCCAACTGAATACAGTTGATTCCTTGGGATGGGCTTCATAGAGCCAGCTATTCTATGTGTATTCCTCACCCTCTCATCGCCAACAGTCACCCACCTTTTGTAGAGGATGGCATCAGCGAACATTATACCAGCTATTTCATTAATACCAAGCCCAGCCGCCCCATTGGTTTCTGTGCGAGCAAAGCTGCCAGCCATTCCATCGACAGATAACTCACTTGGGTTGTCTGAGTTAATAACCCTCCTTTCGATTGTGGATGATATTCTGTTGTTGATAACCAATGCCCTATTGGAAGCGGCAGTAGCAACGGCACTCCCAAAGAAGGCATTTAAGGTGTCTAGTGTTATGTCGTCACTCATTAGGTGACCAAAAGCCTCGTAGTACCAATTCCCAAAACCAGTAGCTGTGTCATTGTAGATGTCGCTAACTAGAACGGTCAGTATTTCGTTGATTTGGCTGTTTAGTTCAGTAAGCCTTGAAGGGTTGTTCTGCGCCTCTATATGGAGTTGTAGAACCATAGCATAGGCTTCGCTTGCCTTGTCCTGTGCCGAGGCTTCATAGAGTGCTAGGAGTGTGTCATACTCACTATTAAACGCCCTTTCCATTTGGTCAACCGTAGTGTTCTTTTTAACAAGTGAAGCAAATGAGTTAGGGTTGGTTTTATTCATCGTTATTAGGTTCTTCTTCAATAGCGTCATTCCTCAGCGCAGGGTTAAGCCTAGCTGCTTCGTTAAGGAATTGCTGTGACTGCATCTGCATATTCTCCATTGGCATAAGGTTGACAGGAACAAAGTATTGGTTCATCTGCTCGTTCTTTGTGTCCTCTGCTAAATAAAGTGTTTTTCTCTTTTGGTTTGGTGTCATATACCAAGCCTTGTCGAGTTGGTCGACCATTTCGGAGATGTCCTCTTGCAGCTCAGGGATAACCGTAAAGTCAAAGTCTAAGTACAAGTTGTCACCCCAATCAGAGACAATCGCATTATTTAATGCGTCACGCAACTTAATCATCTCAGGGTTAACAGCGTTCTGAAACAGAAACGATTTCGCTTCTTTTATGTTGTTATAGGAAGAACTCTCTGTGTTGTTCATTAATACAACAGGAACACCATAGAGGTTACACAACCCCTTTAGTGAAATGTCGTGCTGACTGATTAATTCTAAGTCGGCAGGGCTTAAACCAAAGTTAACCCACTTCATTGGAGTATTCGTTATAGCGATGCTTCCGTTTGAGTTCTTTAGCTTCTGCCTCATCGAGTAGTCTAAGGCTTTTGCTTGTGCCTTGCTGATGCCATCCATGTCCTCCGCAACCAATAACCCCCTTGCCGACTGTTGGCTTAGTTGCTGCTTTGTGGTAGCAACGGCTTCGTTGTTAATCTCTAACATCTGAAAGCCAGCCCTTAGTGGTGACTGACCATAGAGATGACTACCGCTAAAGTCATGGTAAGGGTTAAAGTCCTTGATGTGGAGTATTTCATCTGGCGTATAGTCGACAGTCTTTTCCTTATGGTACTGAACTGTGTAACCTTTGACTGGATTAAATTGGTCTCCACTAATTATTTCAACGTGCTGTGGTGGTAACAGGTACATCTCTCTAACTCTATTCTTGCCGTCCCTAACCATGTAGATGTAACGGTTCCCTGTTAGCTTACCGAACCCGATATAGTTTGATATGAAGTCTGACCAAGTTTGATGGGGGTTGGGGCGATTAAGTAGGTCAAGTAAGCCACTATTTTCAACTTCTGTAAATGCCTGAGCTTTTATTGTTGAAGCCTTAAATATAGACCCTTGTGTTATTGTTCCTGACGTTAGCGCAGTGTAGTCTGTTTTTAGCGACTTGTTCTTGATGTCGTAGACCTTAAAAGGAATCATTGTGGCATTCCTTGTAATCATGTTAATGATTGAGTAGATAGCAGCATTCTTTTGGTAGCCTTCGGTTATGTATCTCTCACCGCTGTCCTGATTAAAGTAAGGTGTTCCATCAGCCCTCCAGCTAACCAAGTTGTCAAAATAGTTATTCTGTTCTTCGTAGAAGTTCTCCTCCTTTACTTCACGACCACTAAAGAACCCCTTAACTCGTTCACTAAATTTCATAAGGCAAAAATAGTTGTTTTTTATGCGATTGTTTTAATCAACACTTCTATTCGGGGGTCATCCCTGTCAAGTCGGGTTGGTAGTATTATTTCGGTTTTAATGAACTCGTCGCTGTCATCTTCCCAAGCCCCATGGGTAGAAACAGCGTCTAGGGCAAACTTGCTAACAATAGAGATGACATTCATTTTGTCGAGCTTCCTCCTTGTTGGCTTATACACTCGGTAGATTATTTCAACTGGTGTTTGAATCTCCTTACCTCTTAGTTGGTCAGCCAAGTAGAAAGTTAATTGCTTCTTGACGTTGTTGTAGGTCTGATAGTGCCAATTTTTAGCCTCGTTGAAGTTAAGGGCGTAATGCTTACCTCCGTTAGGGCTTGCTTTTATCTTGAACGGACATATTAGTCTTAGTTGTGTTACCTTTTTCTTTTTCATAACTAAAGCAATATAGTGTATAACTAAGAATTTAGTCGTGTTATATAACAAACATTTCCGCCTGACGCCTTAGTTTAGCCGAGGCGTAATACCTAAACCCATCCATGCAATTATGGACAAGAACCCCATTAACAAAGTAGCAGTGTTCTCCCTCGACTTCTAGGTCATAAACCCTTTCTTTCTTCCTTTCTCCTTCTTCTAAGTGCCTTAGCTTTGCAATTAGCGTGGCAGTATTTACTAACTCCTCCGTGTCGAGTTTTATAGGTTTTACCGCAGACTTGACACTCAAGCGTCCTATACTTTCTACCGTGCCAACACTTCTTTCCGTGGGACGAGTGCCACTTTCTCCCCTCTTCAGACTTGTGCCATTCCTTAGCTGCCTCAATACCTTTTGAGTGAAACTCTTTGACAAATTCTGGATTGTTAGCAAACCTTTTTTTACTCTCGTAACGAAAGTGGAGGCTTGCATTAACAAGAGCAAGGTTTTCGATAGAATTATTGGTAGCGTCTCCGTCAATGTATTGAATATGGTAGCCTTTAGGTATTTTCCCATTATGGTGTTCCCAAACCACCCTATGTAGGCGTTTTGTACCCTTCGAGAAATAACGCTCGTTAGGGTAGAGGTAATAAGTTTTTCCGTTAAAAACTTGTTGAGGGTTATTCTGTCCCCGATTTTTAGTTTTGATATTTCTTTCCATCCTTTATTTGTACTGATTTTATGGTCGTCAGTACACTGTAAGGATAGTGAAAAAATACCGAATTGCATCGAGTATTCGGTTACATTTTTAATGCCATTATCCCAAACTTTTGTAACCCTTCTGAAGCCCTTATCCGTAGCAACCATTTGCCCAACCCTTATTTCTTTAATTGGTTTTTCCCCTAGAATGGTTTTTACGGGGCTGTCTCCCACAAAGCAGTGATTATAGCGGTCAATAGGCTTATTTAGTTTGTTTCCCTCGTTATCCTTCTCCCATATATAGTTTCGGAGTTCTTTTATTAAATTCGTAGATGTAGACGGCACATAGAAGGTGTCAAGCGACTGAATAACCCCTATTCCGTAGAGGATGCTGTCACGCCCCTTCTTGGCTGGCTGAACATTCCATCCATAGCGTCGCAACTCTTCTATCGACTTAGGCTCTGCGCTATCAGCAATAATTGGCTGAACCCGACTTACTCCCTTCATTCTGAATATTTCATTTAGGTCAGAGTTGGTTTTTCCCTTTTCATAGAGTTCCTCGTTGACATAGAGTTGCCCATTGAAGCGATATATACCGACCAATGCCGTGGGGTCATTAGAGAATCCAAAGTCAAGCCCATAACCTAGGAGTTTGGCATTCTTAGGGAGTGCATCGACTTGCTTCCAGTTGGTATAGACTGTGCCTGTCAACTGCCCTATTTTTCCATGGACATAGACATCGACAAAGTTCTTCCAATAGGGGCTTCCACCCTTAGCACGTTTCTCAGCCCATTCTAGCTCCTTCTTAGCTGCCTTTGGGCAAGCCTCGTTGCCTTTATAGGTGAGGATAACAAAGTCTGAGTCATCCCTTGGTTTTAGTTCTGTGTGCGCCCAAAACTCAGCGACAGGGTTGAAGTCAATAAAAACATGGTCACTACTCCTGATAAATAACTGATAGAAGGCTTCCCAAGGGACGTTGTTTGCTTCGTTTACAAATAAAACGTGACGCCTTGCACCACGCAACTTGTCAGGTTGGTCGGCGGAGAAGAACTCTATTTTGCTCCCATTGGTGAAGTGGTAGGTTGAGTGTTGCTTGTTAAGTGCGCCTTCAATCCAACGCCCTGTTGCTCTCATAACTCCCTCAAAATCCCTCATAGCACCCCTCTTTAAATGAGGCATACTCTCAGAGACAACAGAAATCATTTTGTTGGGATTCTCTATTGCGTAGTTGATAAGTAATGGAATAATAGAATAAGTTTTGCCAGCAGATTTTTCTTCCCCTCCAAGTTTCCTCAGAGGGGCAACCTAGACGAACCGCCTTGAACGATTCGCACAAATTTATCTAGCTTAGCAATTTTTTTTAGGTTAGTCGTCACAGCGAAACCAACCTCTTCAATAGCGGGTTCTTCCTTCTTCATAATAATGGAGCGTGAAACCCATTCATCACATAGTGTGGATGGGAGGTAAGCGACACGCTAACGCCTTTAAAATTAAGTGAATTTAAAATTATTTTCTGATATATGAAATTTTTTAGTATATTTGCAGTATGAAGTTGACGCTGAAAATTAAACTTTTGCCTACTGATGAACAGGCTAACTTGCTTCTCGAAACGATGAAGGAAGCTAATACTGTTTGTAATGCAATTTCTGATGTGGCTTGGCAAGAAAAGATTTTCAATAACTTCAAGCTTCACCACAAAGTTTACCATTCGTACAAGGCTACTTTTAAGCTTTCTTCCCAGATGATTATCAGGCAGATTGCTAAAGTTGCTGATGCCTATAAGTTGGATAAGAAAACTAAACGCACTTTCAAGCCACTTGGGAGTATTGCTTACGACAGTAGGATTATGACCTACAAACCTAACAACGTGGTTTCTTTGTGGTGTATAGGTGGCAGACAAAAGATTGACTTTGTTTGCCATAATCATTCTTACATTCCTTACATTAAAGGGGAGGCTGATTTGGTTTACAAAAAGGGCAAGTTTTACCTTTTTCAAACCGTTGACGTTCCCGAAGAAGATATTGAGGATGTAGAAGAGTTTGTTGGTTGCGAC